CTTTTATTTTTTTAGCGATGTTATTTTTTTGATATTTCTTCTGCTCAATCACTTCAGGATCAAGGATGTAAGATATCTTTTTCTCTGAAGGCCAATCTTTTAGATAGTCATTTTCTTTATCAAAGATCTGCAGATATTCTTTCATATCTATATCCCTGTAATTGACTATTTGCTCGCCTATCCATTCCTGCGACATCTCTTCTATGTCATCATCACCAATAAAATCTAAAACACCCTTACTATCTGTGTCTTTATCTTCCCAAAATGCATAGCTGTGTTTGAACATAGATACGGTAGTAACCAATACTATTTTTTTGGTCATATCAGTAACCGTCGATCGCTTGAGCGTACTTGACTGAGTCGACTCTAAATGAGCGCCAACCACCGGCTTCCAAATCCCATGCAGCAACGAGATCCAAGTTCTCTGGCTTCTTGTGTTCTTCCATAATATCGCCGTTGGTTGTCTTAGGCGGAAGATACTTGTCCATTAGAGTGCAGCGAAGCTTGCGCTCTGTTCCGTCAACCTTAGTGAATATAATCTCGCATGCGCCGAAGCGAAGATCTTCAATGAGAGCATCACGTGTATAGATCATCATATATTTCCTTCATTTAAAAGTTGTGTTGTTTTATCAAATTCAGTCTCTACCTTCTCGGCGAGTTGGCTATAACCGCCGATGTGGAATCCATCGATCACTACTACTGGGTAAGATTTTGCATGTGGATACTTATCCATCAAAAACTCTCTAGTAAAGTCTACCGACAGTTTTTGCTCTGAAAATGCGATACTCATAGTATTTAAAAGATGCTTAGCTTTCGTGCAATATGGGCAGTCTGGCTTCGTGTATATCTCTACGCTTCCTATCATAATCTATGACTCCAATACAAATCTATATCAAGCTGATAATTTGGGTCATATCCATTAGTTTCCATGTCCCTTATTATTAACAACTCTAGTTCACTATACAGCGATTCAAACATAATGTACATCCTTATTTTAGACTTAATTGTTGATCTTTTAGGCTTTTTTCATAGTTATTCATTTTATCTAGGTATCCCCTATTCCTAAGTTCTTTAAATACGAGATTCTCGAAGCTAAACTCTCCACCCTTGGCAATGGCAGATGCTCTCATCTCAGCTATCTTTGACTTTAGGTCCTTTATAGTGGTCGGTCCCATCTTATTCTTGATAATATTATCTATCAAGTGAACATAGTATATGACCTTCCTCTTCAACTCTGGGTCTGTTTTAAAGTTGAAGTTTCCGTGAATCGGTTTTTGTAGCCACTCTCCCCGTTTAAGACTGTAGACACCTTGTCCACTGGCATAACTGTCTGTAGAGTCCTGTGCGTATGGTTCAATTGGATATCCAAGGATAGTAATCTTGTGCGTGAGAGTCCATAGGATTTTCTTAGCTTGAAGATACTCATCTATAAATCCTCTATTCGCGTTTAATTTATTTCTATCCACTACTATATGGACGTCGATGTCAGACTTTGAAGTATAGTTGTAATTTGTATTGCCACCTACCATTATGATATCTTGTATCAATTTTGAAGGTATCTTCGCAAAATCGGCCCATGCATTAGCAAAGTCTAGTAACTTCGATCTAACATCAGGTCTAAGATTCCACCCATTCCATAACTTCGAATTGAGTTCTGTGTGATAGTCTAAGCTTATCTTTGTTTCATTGAGTGGCAGTCCGCGCTCTTCACGGACCACCTTCTTCATTGTTTTTAATGTTGATTTCATAGATGTTTCCCTCTTTGATCATCTATTTATTGTAGTGGCGGAAAGTGAGAGATTCGAACTCTCGGTAGGTTTCCCTACGTCTCGTTAGCAGTGAGGTGCCTTAAGCCGCTCGGCCAACTTTCCTTATTGGTCACATGTTGAATAAGCTTATTCTATATATCCTGTCAGTAACTGGATCAACGTATATATCAATTCTGTCGTTTCCAGTATAACTGATGGTCTGCAGCTCATCGTATACAACATTTAGTTCAAAACCAAATTTAGATGATACCTTATCTAGCTCTTCGTCTACTACGCTATATATTTGGCCCATAAAACCTTCATATGGATTTTTATTCATCATCATGTCAAACTTCTCATTCATTAACGCTTCTTATTCTGGCGACGTGCCTTACGCTTTCTGGATCCAACTTTGCGACGACCTTTGCGAGGACGATTTTTATGCGGCCAACTCATGATGCTCTCCTATTTGTACAATCTAACCAATGTATGACCTACTTTTTCATGCTTAGGGAATCTATTGACTGCCCAAGCATACCAAGCTTCTCTACCTACCCAGTCGTGCAAGTAGATAACTGGATCTTTCTTCTTAGAAGCGGCGAGTACCATCATAGCACACGCAGCTCTAGCAATTCCGTCAATGAAGAATATGTCTGCATCGAGAATCTTCTCATCGGGAACTATGTAGTCTTCCAATCCGAATGGGTGTTCCTCAATGATATCTGCGTAGCCGTGCTTGAAGCCGTGCTTCTCTTCACTTAGAATTAATTCGTGTCTAGTATTGTAGTCTGGATACAGCTTCATGGTATTTCTAATTTTTCTATACCATGATGTGTTGTGCTCGATAGTAACGAGCTTTTGGTCTTTTTGCATGCTTTCTAGCCACTTAATAGTGGATCCCCCGGAACCCCACTCTACCATCAAGCCATCTTTTTTCATAGATTTAACAGATGATACTATCTCGTCTATTTCATCTTGCTGCATCTGGATCTCTGTTAGATCACCGTATTCAACCTTCACTGACATATCTTCACTCCTTTGGTATATGACTCTTATGTACCTTTACCATAATCCACATATTATAGTATTCTGTATTGGTTAAAACATTATTATCGAACTGGTGTTTAGCCTCGTAATAGTTGCACTCTCCTTTTGTTTTGCAGAGTCTTATAATCTCTCTCTTAAAATTAAAAAATCCTATATTAGCTACGTCTTCCAGCAGTTCCTTATTCGATCCATAGTAGTCCTTCCAATCCGACTCAACTAGTGATCTCTTCTTTTTCCCCTTAACTTGTCTAGTCTTGGTTCTCTTTAGCAGCTTCTTACCTATATATTTCTTGTTATCTATAAGATTGGTAATGACGTAGACGAATCCCAGATAATTTTCCAGTATTTCCGAGTCTACTATATTATTGCTGAACGTCCATGGATTCTCGTAACTCATTCCACATTATCACTTCCATCTTACCATCGAGGTGTTCGACTACGGCGCTACAGGTCTCGCACCAGTCGCCACAGTTTATATATGTAATCCCGCTGATGTCTCTTATATTTGGATGATGAATATGTCCACAGATTATTCCATCTACACCCTTGCTTTTTGCGTAGGATGTTAAGTTCTCCTCATAATCACCTATAAAGTTAACTGCTTCCTTTACTTTATACTTAGCCCAAGCGCTAAGAGACCAATACGGTCTGCCTAGAATGGTTCTAAGTTTCGATAGTAGAATGTTGATGTCTATAGTAACGTCGTATGCCCAACTTCCAAAGTGAGATAACCATTTCATATTATTCACTACTACGTCAAATTGATCTCCGTGCATAACTAGATATTTTTTACCATCGACACCAATATGTATGTTCTTATCGATTAAGGATATCTCTCCAAATGATGTATCGCAGAAACTGCGTAAGAACTCGTCATGATTTCCAGGAAGATAGACTATCTTAGTTCCCTTACGCGCCTTACGCATCAGCTTCTGTATGACGTCGTTGTGTTCTTGGGGCCAATAGAAGTTCTTGTGCATTGCCCAGCCGTCGATGATATCTCCGACTAAGTAGACAGTATCACACTCGAATGACTTGATAAAATCTAATAAAAATCCGGATTGACTCATCTTAGTACCGAGATGAGTGTCAGATATAAAGACGGTGCGATACCTATTCAATTTAGAATGATTCCCTATCTTGGTCATCCCAATCTAGATCTTCTTCAGCCTCTTCAGCATCTTCAATACCACTCATATCTCTGAGAATCTCATCGAAGAGCGGATCAACCTTAGAGCACTCATTTAATCCGCTATAACCGGATAACTCGATGAGGTTAATTAACTCATAATATATATTAGTTCTCAGTCCCTCGTCATCGATATTTTCCTTTAGTAGCTCTATTACCTCCGATATACTAATAGTTTCTTTTGTCATTGATTATTCCTTACACTGCTTTTTCTTATCATCCGCGTAAGTTTTCGATAGGATGATAGGGAATTGATTTTTGTTTGTTTTGGTGTCAGGAACTGGAAATTTATATCCAGATAGTATTTCTATAGAATTAACCGTTGTCTGATAGTGTAGAATATTAGATATTAGTCCATCCTTATGAGGCATCATAAATGCATATGAAGTCTTAGTAGTATTGTCTATTAGAATCTTATACAAATATTGAGGAACAATTACCTTGTCACTTCCAATTGTCTTGCCACCGAGAGTATATATGTTTCCCGCATATATCGTATATGCGTGCTTTGTCTGATGCACTAGAGCTCTAGTAGCTTCTTCCAATTCCTTCCACACACCTCTATTGACAGAAGGAAGTTGTGGACTCATATTTGACATAATGAAACTTTCTCTCATTACGTCTTCATTCCACGACATATCAGCATTATTAGCTAAATGACCTTGATCGTATCCAGATCCGGCATAATCGCTAGGAGTAGAGCGTTGATCTATTGGAAGAGAAGCATCAGCGGCGAATGAATCTTTTCTAGGTAAGCATCCAATTGCATGTTCTGGTATTAGTGTCCATGCAACCCACCTAGGAATCTTTGCTATTGGATCGTGTTCTAGTATGTAAGCTTTACGACAGATATATGTAGGATTCTTATCCAATGTTTTTGGAATTCCAAGTGGCACCTGCTGAATGCAGGCTGCAACCGGATAAGGAGGTGTCTGGTCTATGGCATAAGCTATAGATCCGAAAGCGCCTAAAATAAATACTATGCTATAGCGTAAAACCTTTAAATGATTCATTTGATATATCCTTTTTTACTCCGCCGCCAATGTACGAAGATATTTCTGTTTCTTGCGGAGCTACCTGAACTTCAGAACCGCTGATCCACTTAACGGTCCAAGGGAGTGGATTACTGCCAGTCCTATATATAGGAGTTAAACCGACAGCAGTCATTCTCTTATTGCAGATCCACTCGACGTACTCATTGAGTAGGTGCTCGTTTAATCCAATCATAGATCCATCTGCAAATAGATAGTGAGCCCAAGCTTTTTCCTGCTCAGCTGCATCTCTAAACATCTTAATGCACTCTTCTCTTGTCTCTTCTTTAATTCTTGCAAAATCAGAATCATCAGTTGGCAACACTTTAAGCAGCTGTTGAGTGCCAGCGAGGTGAAGGTTCTCATCGCGAGCGATCAACTTGATGATCTTGGCATTGCCCTCCATCTTCTTTACCTCAGCGAACGCCCAAGAGCAAGCAAAACTAACATAGAAGCGAACACCTTCAAGGATATTAACCGACATGAGTGTAAGCCACAAAGCTTTCTTATGACGATATCTATCAGTCCAGTCGTTGTAACCGGCATCTACTCTATACCCATTCAAGCTATGAAATTCATTCATCATGATCAAGTTATCGTAGTACTTGCTGATGTCACCAGCGCAGTCTACGATTTCCTTCATGTCCATCATTCCATCAAATATAATCGACGGGTCAGAGTATACGTTCCTAATGATGTGAGTGTAACTTCGTGAGTGGATAGATTCGCTGAATGCCCAGGTAAGGATCCAATTCTCCAACTCAGGAAGTGAGCAGATGGGACTGAATGCTGCAGTTGGCGCGCGTCCTTGAACGGAGTCGAGAAGGATCTGTCGCTTGAGATTGGATGTGAAGATATGTTGCTCATGTTTGGTTAGTGCCTTAAAATCCTTAGCATCTCTATATACATCTATTTCTTCTGGGCGCCAAAAGAAACCGAGCTGAGATTGTGTTAGCTTCTCGAGGAATGGATACTTCTGCTTATCGTAACGAGCGATCGTTACTGGATCATCAAAGAATGCCCAGGCTTTCATCGGGTCTTTGTGATTAGTTATGTCGAATACACTCATTTACCATCTCCCATCGTCGATAAAGATTAATACTTTTAAGAATAGAACTTTAATTACTAAGTCTAACTTTAATCCTGGATCCATGTCACTGTCAGTCTCACAATGAAAATAGAAAGGAGA